GAACCAGACCGGCTCACCGACAGCTTGCGATGCCGCCAGGTCATAGACCAAGCACTGGTCCGGCAGGTGCACCATCAGCTGGTTGTGGCCCTTGTGCACCTTCGCCTCGACGTAGGCCATGGACAGCTGGCGCTCCGTGTACGCCAGCAGGATCTTGTCGACCTCGGCTGTCGAGATCTTTTCCGTGCTGCCGGCGCCCATCAGGTAGACGGCCGGCGCCTCGTTCTTGCCGCTTCCGAGGAAGGCGAAGGTCTGCGCGAACTGCGAATAGGTGTGGGTGCCCAGGATTCCGCGCGTCACCTGGGCGCCGTCGATCCTCTGGAATGGGAAGTTGTCTCCGCCGACGTTGTCGAAGACCTCGATCGTGTAGCGGCCCAGCGCATAGGCTTCATTGCGCAGTTCGTCGACGGCCAGGATCGGGTCGGGGTCCGCCTCGGCGCTGCCGTATTTCAGCGGGTTCACTGCATACGGATCGTTCAGCTCCGTGACGACCAGGCTGGTGCCGTCGGTGCTCATGAAGTAGCCAGCGATCCAGCGCCCATCGATCACGGTGCCAAGGTCAGGATCCAGCACTTGGCTGAGCACCGCGCCGTCCCAGTAGTAGAGCCGGCCGCCCGACCAGATGGCGAGTCGGTCAAACCCGTTGTCCATTGTGACCTGGCCGCCCGGCCCTACATCCCCGAGCACGCTCACGGCGCCAGTGGCGGAGATCGACACCAGGTTCGTGCCCATCACGCGATAACACAGGTCGCCCCAGCGGAACCCCCCGCGATCGACGCCTGGACCGACGCCGAACTGCGTGATGCCATCGGCGGGACTCAGATATCCGGTGCTGATGCCGGTCTGCTTCGGCACCGGCACCAGGTTGCGCGGGTAGCTGGTGCGGAAGTCCGCGACCGGGTCCGCATAGATGCCGTTGAGGATCGGGATCTGCATGGCAGGTCAGCCGACGCGGTACCAGGACCCGTTCACGCCGTCGTAGCGCAGGCGGAAAAAGCCGTTGGCGGTCAGCGCGGTCGGCGCGCCGTTCACGGTGGCGCCGTTGCCGGCCACCGTCAGCGCGGCGACGGACTGCGTGCTGGTGACGAGCAGCTCCTGCCCGTCGACGCACAGCGCCTTGGCGGGCAGCGTCACCGTGCCCGCGGCGTAGCCAGCCAGCGGCGTGAGGAGCAGGTAGATGCCGGCGCCATCCGTTGGCGGCGCGATCTGCACGTTGAAACCGGTCGCGTTCGGCGCCGAATACTGCGTGATCAGCGTGCCCTGCGGCGTCAGCAGCTCCTGCAGCGCGCGCGCGAAGTCCGCGAGCGAAGCCTTCGCGTCGCGCCCATTCGGCGTGTCGAGGAACGGGATCTGCGAGTCGGACGCCGGCGTGCCGTTGCCCAGGCGGTTGATCGAGCTCATGGTGCGTCCTGTGGGATGTCGAGGTCGCCGCCCTGGGCCACGCGCAGCGGATCGCGGCACGGGCCAGGGAAGAACGGACCAGGGTAGGAATAGACGGTCCGGTTGCCGGCGCCGCGCGGGAGGGTGTTGGGCAGCTGCTGCTGGCGTGGCATCGCGGCCGCGGACATGAGTGCGTCGAAGCCCTCGGCGGCCGACCGCTTCGTGTCCTGGCTGACCTGCTTGCCGTAGCCGGGCGCGAGCCGGACCGCGAGGTTCAGATAGACCGTCTCGACGGCCGTGTCGGGCAGGCCCGATTCGGTGTCGGGGTCCGAGTCGTCAGGGCTGGACGGGAAGGCGTAGCCCAGGCGGATGCCCTTGGCGTCCCAGGTCGCCATCATCGTGTCGAGGCGGCGCAGCGCGGTGATCTGCTCCTCGGGCGAGATGTCGAACTCGTAGCCCTGCAGCGAGAGCTCGCTGAGGGCCTCCGAGATCAGTTGCTTCTTCGTCCAGCCCATGCCGGCCTCACTGCGCCGCTTCGGCCAGCTTCGCGGCGATGGCCTCGGAGAGCTTCTTGTCCGAGGTCTGCGCCTTGAACGAGATGCCCAGCTCGGTCGCCTTCTGCTCGAGCTCGGCGCGGGTCGGCGCGCGGTTCTCGTCCTTGGCGTCGTCGTCGGTCTTGCGCTTCGCGTCCAGCACCGCCTGGTGCGCATCGAGCGCGCCGCGGGCCGTCTCATGCCAGCCGTCGGCCAGCGCCAGCTCGAGCTCGTCCTGCGACGTGACGACGCGTGACGTGACGCCCTCGCCATCGACGAGTTCGGCGCCGGGCGCGGTGAAGACGGCCTTGGGGAAGTGGATGTTGTCCATGTCGATCTCCGGTAGGAGGAAGGGGAAAGGGGCCGCGCGATGCGACCCCCGGGTTCACGCCGTCCCGGCGATCAGGTCTGGTTGGCGATGACGATGCCGGCCAGCTCCGGCTGCAGCACCGTCACGGCATACAGCGAGGTGAAGCGGCAGGTCGTCTTCGCCTTCAGGTGGTCGAACTGGTAGCTCATGATCAGCGGGATACCGTTCTTCGAGGTCGACGTCATGATCTGAGCGCCCTGCCCTTCCGGGAACGCCAGCTTGCCGGCCATCAGCTCGACCGCGCCTTCGACCCAGAACGGGCAGGCGGGCTTGGTCGCCGTGTTCAGGAAGGTGATGGCGGCACCGTTGGCGCCGGCCTGAGTCACGTTCTTGTAGGGGCCAGTCGCCACGAGCGCGGGCGTGATCACCAGGCTGGAGGTGCCGCCGCCGCTGATGACGCGGAACGTCTGCAGCTGGCCGGTGTCGTCCTTGGTGATGTTGTGCACCGAGTTCACCGCGGTGCCGCCCGAGCCGATCGTGAACGCGTCGCCGTTCTTGATGTTGGCGATGTTCGCGCCGGCGACCGTGATGGTCATGCGACGGTTGTCGGTCGGCAGGTCACCGGTCATCGCCGACGGCGTGAACGACGCGGCCGCACCCAGCGTGGTGCCGGTCACGGTACCGACGGCCGCCAGGTTGTACAGGTTGTCCGTGCGGAAGGTGCGGAAGCCGGCGATGTCGGGCACGCGCGAGCGCTCGTACGCATCCAGGTTCACGTTGCCGAGGTACGCGCGGTTGCCCAGGTCCTTCGCGATGTCCTTGTAATCGAACGGGTTGAAGAAGAACTTGCGGCCGAGGTTCAGCGGCATGCCCTTGGCCAGCAGCGTGGCTTCGGCCAGCGCGCCATCGTCCCAGCTGATCGCGCCGACCTTCTTGATGACGTTGGCGCCTTGCAGCGCCACCGCCGTGTAGAGGTCCGAGTCGATCTTGCCCGACAGACGCAGACCGGCGGCGCGGCCGGCGTTGGTCTTGTGCGTGGGGTCACGCATTTCCTTGGCATCCAGCGTGTACAGGATGTTCTCGGGCGATTTGTAGGTCGCCGGCACCTGGCGCTGGATCAGGTCGGTGGGCGTGGCGGCGCTGATGTCCAGGCCGGTCACGGTGTCCATGTGGTAGTCCTGCGGCCGGTACACGGTGTCGCCGGCGCGCTGCATCGCCTGCTGGTCCGGGTACATGAAGGCTGCTTCCTGCGAGATCACGCAGGCGGCATCGAAGCCGACCACGAATTCCTCGAACAGGATCTCCAGGTCCTTGGTCAGCGCGTTGACGCCGAGAGCCAGGCCGCTGCGCTGCGCCTGCTTGAAGACGATCGCGCGCGCGCGGTTGGAAGCGGAGCGCAGAAGGTCCTGCGCGTTGATGGTCAGGGAGATGGCGGCCGCCGCGACGGCGGTGAGCTTGCGGGTCTTGATGTCCACGATGGACTCCTCTGGGATGAGTAGGCGGATGCGGCGTGATGCCGCGGCTGCTTGCTCATCCGTTGAGGGCCGGACGGGGGCCACCTGACAGCCCTTGAGGTGGGCGAATCCTGGTTGGCGAGACGCGTGAGGCGTCAGGCCGATTGCTTGGGACGGCTCTTCTCGGCCTGCTGGCGCTTGAAGGCGGTGACCTTCGAGTAATCGCCGGACTCGCGCGCTTCCTTGCGCAGGCGTTCGAGCTGGTTGTCCACCGCGGCGGCGCCGGCGACATTGCCGCGGACGACGCGCTCGGGGGCCGGTGCTGCCTTGGTCTTCGATACCTTCATTTCGGATTCCAGCTTGGTGATTGCGACGGTGAACTTGATCGGGTCGGTGATGGCCGAGAGCTCCTTGAGCTTCTTCGGCGCGCTGCCCAGTGCATACACCATGAGGGCGGCCTTCTTGGGCTCCATCGCCACGAGCAGGATGCCCTGCTGCGTCTGGTTCAGCGAGTCCTTGACGGCGTCCTCGGCATCTTCGAAGTGATCGACCTTCAGCGCAGCCTTGGCGGTGTCGTATGCGGACTGCGTGCGCTGCCAGCTCTCGCGCTGCTGCTGCTCGGCGGTCTCGCGATCGGCCTTCTGCTTGGCGGCGGCGTTGGAGCGGTTGTTCCAGTCGGCCCAGTCCTTCTTGAACTTGGCCTTGCCCTCTTCGGTCCAGGTCTCGTAGTCGTCGACCTCCGGCTCCTTGCCGACCTCGATCTGCTGCGGCTCGACCGGGCGGCCGGCGCTGATCTGCGATTCGAGCTCGCGGATGCGGCGGTCCTTCTCGCGGTTGCTCTTGCGCAGGTCGCGCAGCCAGTCGGGGGCGCGCTTCTCGTCCTCGGGCTGCTCCGGCTCCTCGCCGATCGAGACCACGAGCGGGCCTTCGCCGTCTTCTTCCGAAGCCTCTTCGCCTTCGGCATCCTCGCCGTCAGCGTCATCGGCACTCGACTCGTCACCGTCGTCGGAACCTTCGCCGTCGTCTTCGGGAGCGTCCTCTCCATCCTGCTCATCGCCGTCGACCGCCTCCTCGCCATCCACCACCCGCAGGAGGTAGGGAGCGAGCAAACGCAGCAGCAGGGCGGAGAGCTTGGGCATGGTTGAAGTGCTCGTCATCAGAATGGCGGCATTGGAAACCTGCACTGCGGTTGTACGCAAACAGGTTTAGCGGCTCTGCGCTACAGCCCTCCAGCCGGAGCGGAGACCTGTGGGGCCATGGCACCCATCACCGCTTGGGCCACCGCAAGCTGCTGGTCGCCGACCGCGACGCCAGCCTCGACCATCGTCTTGATCGCCTGCGTCTGCTTCAGGTCCGTGTCCGCGTCGGTGTTCACCACCTTCGCCCGCGACAGCGCCGCATCCTGGATCTGCTTCTCTGCCGCGGCCAGCAGGTACTGCGCGTTCGGATCCGGCTGCTGGTTGGCCTGCTCGACGGCCATTTCCTGCTGCTCCTGCTCGGTCGGGCTGACGACGCCCATGCGGACCAGCTTGTTGCGGGCCCAGGCGCGGACATCGTCCATGCCTTCGCCCTCGAGGTTCATCATCACCATGCCGGTCAGGACCTGGATCGTCTCCGGGTCCTGCGTGAACTGCATCACGCCGATGAGCGAGCGCACGGTGGCGGCGCGCCGGCTGGTGCTGCTCGGGCCGACGTCCACGTCCACCTCGAAGTTCGCCTTGGTGATGTCGTTCAGCATCACCTGGCGCCCCTCCTCGCGGTTGAACGCCGGCTGATTCATCACCACGCTGCCGATCTCGCCGTTCCGGCCAACCGTCTTCATGCGGCGGCTCTTCTCCACGACGATGGCGCGCATCATCGACAGCCACACCTCGCCGCTGCGCTTCATCGCGCGCTTGAAGTTGGACACGTAGATGAACGACTGCATGTCCAGGCGGTTCTGGATCAGCTCGACGGCCTTGCCGCTGAGGTTGGGCTCCATCTGCTCGCCGGCCTGCTGGTTGCCGAGGAGGTCCTGCAGCGCCTGCTCGGCGATCTGCGCCAGCGCGGCCATCGCCGGCGGCACCTGCGGCGCCTTCGTGTAGGCCATGGGCACGTTCGAGCCCGGGATCGGGTTGCCCTCTGCGTCCTTGAGCGAGTCGGCCAGCAGGTAGGGGAACTTCTCGACGTTGTCGTTCGCCCACATGTAGGCGTACTTCGCCACCTGCTTGGGGTCAAAGATCGGCTTCTCGATGTCGAAGCGGGCGGCCATCTCGGCGAGCCACGACATCAGCATGTTGATCAGGCGCTGCGCGTCCTTGGCGTAGCGGACCAGGCCGGAGCAGCGCTCGACGCCGTCGATCACGCGGCGCTGGCCGTAGGCGATGACGATGGGGATGCAGCGGCCCGGGATCAGCCCGCAGTCCTCGAGGACGCGGCCGCCGCTGAGCAGGTACTTGTGGACGACGCGGCGCTTGATCTTCTTCTCGCGCACCAGACGGAAGCCGGTGGCGGCCAGCTCATCGAGCATCTGCGGGTCGCGCTCGATGTCCTCGTCCGAGACACGCATGTCCGGCGCCTCCTCGTCGAGCCCGCGGAAGTAGCGCACCGTGGCGCTCTTCTCCTCGACCTTGTAGAGCTCGGCGACCCACACGATGTCCGGCGTGCACCAGTCGAATTCGCAGCGCTGGATCTCCTTGGACCAGCTGCTCGGGTCCTCGCCGAACTCTTCGCGGTACTCGTCGGGCGTGTAGGCGTTGAGCACGTAGCAGCGCTTCGCGTCGGCCTTGTCCTGCCGCTTGGCGCCGAGGTCGAAGAACACGCAGCTGTCGGCGTCGAAGATCGGCTCCATGACGATGCGCTGCTGGTCGTTCTCGTCGTCCTCCTCGTCCTCGTAGCAGCTGCGCAGCCGCCACGCGCCGATGCCGCCGCCGACAGCATCCTCGAAGGCGTTGTCGTACGCCTCCTCGGCGGTGCACGACTTCTCGTCGGACCGGTAGAGGCCATCGCAGGCATCGGCCAGCTTGTCGTTCGACGCGCCGTCCTTGGGCGTGAAGTCGACGGTGATGCGGTTGTTGCGGTACTCGTTGACGACGCGGATGACCGCGAGGTTCACCTTGTTGAACTCGAACCGCGGCTTGTTCTCGAACTGGCGTCCGAGCGGACCCTCCCACTGCGCGCCGGCCAGCGCGTAGAAGCGCCGGTCCTCCAGGCACTGCAGGCGCTCCTCGCGCACCGCGGCCTGGATGTCGTCGAACTCGCGCAGCGCCTCGCGGTGGATCTTGTCGAGCCGCTCTTCGGTGGTTTGGCGCGGCATGGTCTCACCCGATCATGTCGAAGATCGCGCCGTAGGTCTCCGCCATGACGCGGTAGCCAGTGGCGTTGGGGTGCAGCACGTTGAAGTACCAGAGCGGGTTGACCTCCTGCGGCCCCCATTTCGTCCAGGTGTCCTGGAAGACGACGCCGTCGGCCTCGCAGAGGTCACGGATGGCGTCGACGTAGGACTTCTGCGTGGCGCGGGTGGCGGAGGTGATGCGCGACGGCACGCCGGACCGGACGATGACGTCCGTGCCCTGAGCTTTCGCGGCCACGATGATCTTGTGCAGGTCGCCGATCACCGTTCCGGGCGTCGACGCGTTCCCGATCGCCGTGCCGGCGACCCAGTCGTTGATGCACGGCCCCAGCTCCAGCAGATCCGGGTTGATCAGCTGCATCATGTTCAGCGCGCTGTACGGATTGGTGGAGTCCGCCCACTGCGCGACCTTCGAACCGGCGTAGGCGCCGCTGATGCAGCGCACCTGCGGGATGGTGCTGTTGTACGCATCGATGCCCAGCACGGTGACCGGGTTCGTCGTCGCGTCGTGGTCGATGGAGATCGCGGTGGTGGCCAGTGCGCCCTTGAACGTCAGCACGATGACGCCTTCGGCGCCCGCGGTGCTGATCGGCCCCTGCGAGGTGTCGCCAGCGCGCGAGAGCGTGATGCTTCCGCCGCCGGCTTGGCGTCGCACATAGACGACGTAGGTATCGCATTCCGACCAGGTCGAGTAGGTCAGCGACGTGCTCGCCGTGGTGGACTTGATCGGCCGGCCGCCGAGCGTGGTGATGGTCGCGTCGCTGGCCCAGCCGCTGCCCAGCGTGACGAGCGGGTTGTACTGGGTCAGCGTGTTGGCCACGTCGGCCGCGCCGCCGTCGCCCATCCAGTTCTCGGAGAACGCCTGCAGGCCGGGCCGCGTGATGACGTTGGCGAACTGCTGCGCCAGGCAGTAGAGCCGCGCGCCGACGAGGCCGCCGGATCCCGGGCCGTAGCTGCCAGCCTCGGTGCTGTCGCCCATGTTGAGCGCGATCATCATGTCGGTGCCGGCCGCGACCGCGTTCTTCTTCGCCTTCGAGCGAACGAAGCTGGAGGGGCGCGTCGCACCGTACATCGCGAGGTTGCCGGCGTAGGCGCGACCGGCGTTCAGAGGGAGACCGGGCGCGGTGAGCGCCGTACCCGACGAGTCGGCGACGACGCGGCCCATGCTGCCCGTGATGCGCCCGGCGCTGTAGCTCAGCGGCAGCAGCGCGGTGACACCGATGGTGCGCGTGTCTCGGAACGGCCCGATGCGGGTTACCGAGGCTCCCAGCGTGTACGACGTCCCGGAGGCTTGGCCGTCGGCGATGACCGCCTGGCCCTGCCCGACGGCATCGAAGATCAGGTCCTGTCCGGCCTGGAGGGGAATGTTGACGGTCTTGCCGGCGGCGATGGTTGGCATAGCAGTTCATCCTGTGAATCGGATGAGCTGCTGGCGGCTCGGCTACTCAGCGGACGCAGGGCGTCGTGATGGTGTGATGGCCGGCGCTGATCTCCGGCTTTCCATATGGCGTGCATTGGTGGTCAGCGTGGCATTGAACCTCAGTCGCCACTCTTCGTGTCCTGAGCCGCGCTTCCACGGCCTCTAATGGTTCCACGCCAACCGCGCATCAGCCTGCGCATTCATCACGGACCGGAGTTTATCGGCGACCGCCCCAATGCGAAACCATGGGCGGCGGCGGCTCCGTCGCTTCAGGCTCCGGCTCGCGCACGATCGAGGGGAACAGCTCGGCCAGGCCCCAGATGTGCGCGTCCGCTCGGTTCGGCGAGCGCGGGCCGGTGTAGCCACCGGTGGAGAAGGCGCAGAGCTCGTCCTCCAGCTTCGGGAAGATGCCGGCATGGCGCACCTTGCCCTGCTCGTACAACGCGGAGAACGGCTCAGCGCGCTGCACCTTGCCGCGGCTGGCGGTTACCAGCTTGAACGGCACCTTGAGCTTCGCCTCGTTCGCGGCGGTCTGCAGCACGTGCTTCACCATGCCGCCGCCGAAGTTCTTCTCGCCGACGACGACGTCCGCCTTGTGGCGGCTGAAGGCCTGCACGGCGATGCGGCCCCAGACGCTCGGGCCGCCCTTCACCGTCAGGTCCTCGAGCAGGTAGGCGTTGCCATCGGTGCCCAGCGCGTCGACGGTGATGCCGACCTCGTCGTTGTCCGCGTTCTGCTCGTCGTCGCTGGCGCCGGACGGGTCGACGGACACCACGATGCGCACGAAGTCGGGCAGCTCCTCGCCGCTGGCGACGCGCCACTTGTCGATGGAAGCTTCGTCGAACAACGCGTTGGGCGTGGCGTCGGAGAACTCGCCGCGCACGAACCGGCGCTTCATCCGCTCGGACAGGCCCTCCAGCGTCTTCAGGTACTCCGGGGAGAGGTTCTCCTCGTTGTCCATCGGGTTCATCTGGAACGAGGCGTAGTTGTCCGGGTCCGGCAGCGGCTGCTTGGTCTCGGGGTCGACCTTCTGGCGGAAGACCTTGAAGGACCAGTGCGCCTTGCTGGGCGGGTTGCAGTCGAAGAAGAAGCGCAGCTTGAGCGGCACCGGCTCGCGGCCGGGCAGCACCTGCATGACGAGCTGCGCCAGGCGGGTCAGCAGCAGCTGCACGCCGGCCCAGCTGATCTGCGAGGACTCGTTGCCGTAGATGGTGGCGAACTCCATGCCGAGCAGCTTCTCCATGCGCTCGCCCTCGTCGAGGCCGCCGAACCAGATCTCGCTGCCGTTGGTGAAGCGCACGAACCAGTCGGTCTTGTTCAGGTCGTACTGGACGCCGGGGAAGCAGATGCGCATCACCTTGGGGAAGGTGTCGGAGATGACCGAGGCCTTCAGGTGGATGAAGCGCAGGCGCACGATCAGGTGCCGCGAGCCGGCCGCCTTCAGCGCGCGCAGGACGATGGTGCGCACGATCAGGAAGGTCTTGCCGCTGCGTCCTCCACCGAAGATCAGCAGCCACGTGGCCATGCTGGCCAGGATGCCGGCGATGGCCTCGCGCTGCTTGTCGGTGGGGGCGAAGCTCACAGGTCGACTTCCTCGCCCAGCTTGCTCGCCACGAAGGCGCGCATGGCGGCGATCAAGGGAGCCTGTCCGTAGTGCCGTCTTCCTCGGCTGAAGCAGGCCGACCAAACGTCTTGGCTGTAGGTGCCCACCGAAATCCGCTCGCGCTCGATGATCGGACCGCCCTGCTCCCAAGCGGTCGATGGGCACCAGTCGAATCGGCTGTCTTCGGCGCGATGGGGCCCCAAGACGCACGATGCGTCCCGGCTCTCATCGCCCGGATCGATCCAGAAAGAAGCGAAGCCTTCGGCCTTCGCTACCGCCGCATCCAGCAGCGCGCCTTCTAGTTCTGCGGTCTTGTGCTTCATCAGTGGCTCTCCTCTGGCGCAGAGAGCTGGAACAGCACCGGGCCGCCGCCGATGCCGCCGTGCTCGTGCTTCTCGGTGAAGAGCTTCAGGTGCTTGCCCAGCAGCTCCTTGCCCTTGATCGCGTCGCCGAACTTGCCCGCGCTCTCCGCCTTGTTGGCGATGCGCTCGATGTCGCTGAGCACTTTCTCCGCGGTGAGGTTGAGCTTCTTCGAGATCCGCTTGCGCTCGGCCTCAACGGCTGCCTTGATGTGCGGCTTCTTCAGCAGGTCCGAGGCGTACTTGGCCGGAGTCTTGGACGTGTAGCCGGCGGCGATCAGCGCGCGCGTCCCGTTGCCAAGCGCGCCGGGGTCGCCCGCGACGAAGTGCAGGACGAAGAGTTCCTCTTTCGCGGTGAGCGAGCCGGGGGCGGCGTTGTGGCGTGGCATGGGCGGAATTGTCAGGGGTTCAGGGTGATCGAGTCGACACCGTTGCCGGTGGCCACGTCGAAAACGGATGCGACGACCACCGCGGCGACTGCGTCCTTTCCGAGGTACATCGCGGCGAGCGCGAAGTCTCGGCCAGATCCGACGGCCCACTTCTCGGACTCGATCCGGATGGGGTAAGGCGTGTTTTCGTACTGCAGCAGCACACCGCCAGGAAGCACCACCAGCATTGAGCAGCAGTCCGAGTTCCGCTGCGCGGCCGGGAACTTGTCGGGGTCCTCGCGATCAAGCCAGTGCACCATCTCGCAGATCCTGGCCGTGTCGCCGGCACCTGCCACGATGCGGCCACCACTCAGGCGATGCACCTTCGTCGTGGTCGCCGGCAGGCTACCGAAGCTGGTGCGCTTGTCCGCGGCCAGCGTCTTCCCGTCCCATGCGATCGTGGTCATGTGTTGTCCTCTTGAAGTTCTCGGCGTCGACGGCGCTCGATGCGCTGGTGCTTCTCAAGCGCGACGCGCACCTGCTTCGGCCTACCGATGTGCCAGGCGCGACAGAAGACGCAGTGATAGGCCTGCATCGGCTCTTCGTGCCGGCGGCTGACCGTGCGGGCGAGTTCGCGGGCCCTGCTGAAGCTGTAGCTCTTCTTGTGCGTGCACGCGGACGCCCTGAAGTCGTCGCGCGCGGTCATGGCGTGACGCCCTGAAGTCGTCGCGCGCGCAGCTGGTCGACCGGGTGGTTGCTGAGCTTGCCGATGGCTCTGGCGAGCGCGGCGGCGTGACCCTGCTGGGCGGCGAAGTCATCGGCCTCGAGCTCCTGCTGGAGCGCGCGCTGGGGCGTGCGGCTCAGGAAGATGCAGGCCAGCGCGAGGTTCTCGATCGCGTGCAGGTGGTGGATGTGGCCGCGCTCGTGGGCGAGCACCGCGTCGAGCTCTTCGGGCGTGAGCTGCGCGCGCACGCGGTCGGGGATGACGATGGTGAGGCCGTTCGTCACCGCGAAGCCGAAGGCATGCGCGACCGGCGGCACGACCAGCAGCAGAGCCACCTGCAGCAGGCACCAGACGCCCCAAACGCAGAGCACCAGTGTGATCAGATCGAGCATGGCGCGCTCCTCTTCGCCGCCGCCGGCCGGGCGCCGCTGGCGTGCAGAACGGACAGCGCCGCGCCCACCGCATGACTCGGATCGTTGAGCTGGCCAGACGACAGCTCCAGCAGCGTGCTCAGCCGGATGCCCAGGTGCGCGGAGACCTGCAGCTGCGACCAGCCGCGGTCGGCCAGATCGGACAGCACGCCTTTCCAGTCGACGCGCTTGAGCTGCGGGCGGCGTTCCGCGCGCGGCGGCAGTGGCTCGGTGCCGTAGAGGTGGTCGAAGGTCAGCTCGACGCCCAGCTCGGCGGCCGCGCTCACCAGGCGGCGCGCGATCGTCGGCGTGATCGTCTGGCCGCGGTCCAGGAACGACACGTTGGACATCGAGCAGCCGATCGCCTCGGCCATTTCGACCTGCGTCAGCGCCAGGAGGTTGCGGATGTCGAGGAAGCGGCTCATCGCGTCATCTCCCTGAGCTGTCGGCGCGCATCCCGCAGCCGTGCTGCAGCAAAGCGACGTCCGCATTGCGTTTGGAGCTCCGGAACATCCATCTGCACGCATAGCGTCTCGTTGCCTGCTGGAACAGCGACCACGGTGACAGTCATGGCTTCGCTGACCTCCCAGAACGGAACGATTTCTGGCTCGGGCGACTCCCACCGCGCCTCGCGCTGCACCGACAACGTCCACAGGACTCGATAGCGCATCGGGTCGAAGTCCTTGCTCCGGAAGATCTCCTGCCCGGGCCGATCCTCACGAAACATCGAAGGCTTCAGCGCTCCCAAGCGGGCGGTGCTGCGGTCGCTCTCGAAGCAGTGCAGCGCCATGCGAGGCTCGAGATCGGGATACCGCCTGAGAGCAAGTACCAACAGTTCCGCTTGTTCCTTCTGCATCCAGTCCTCCTAATTCCCGTTTTGTGAGCGCTCGCTCACTCGAAGATCTCGCGCACGACCAGCATTCGGTCGCCGACCTGCATCAGCTGCCCGACGCGGAAGAGCAGAGGCACCGGCGCGTACTCGCTCTTCGGGAACGTGATCACCACCGGCGCCCAGTTGCCGCGGCCGGGCGGACGCAGGACGAGGGTCATGGGTTAAGCCTCATGTCGTTGACGCCACACTCCAGCACGACGATTCCCGGCTTCGGCATCCACCGGTACCGCGCACGGCCCGACGGCGAATAGCCTTGGAACATCACGCTCTCGCCGCGCCGACGCAGCTTCCGCGCGCGCTGGGCACCTACGTCACGACCCCAAAGCTTGACGAACATGCGATCGCGCTCCCGGCGCAGCGCCGCTTCGATGTGCTCGACATGCGCAGCTATCGCCGTCTGCGCGCGCTCCTGACGAATGAGCATTTCGACTGCGGTGCTCGGATTCACGCTGCCACCTGCTCAGGCTTGCCGGCGCCGCGGTGGACGGAGTCGATATCCACGCCCGGGAACTTCGAATCAGCGATGCGAAACGCGTACACGCGCAGCTTGTTGACGATTCCGTTGCGCTGCAGGTAGTTCGCGGCAGCCATCGCCTGCTCGCGCGTGAGGCTGAACTTCACTTGAATGTCGTCGAGGGAGAGGAGCTCTCCAGGGTTCTCCTCGAAGAACCGAATGATGCTGGCGACGTTGCCATACATCTTCAGGCCGGGTCTTGCAGGTCGCATCATTCGTCAGCCCTCCATCCGTCGTCGAGGATTGCCGCCGCGAGGTCGTCGATCGCCAGCAGCAGCTCGTTCAGCAGGCTTAGCAGGGCGCGGATCATGTGAGCCTCTTCAGGGCGAAGTGCGCGATCAAAAGGGACTCGGCGCGGTTGTGGTCCTTCTTGCGCTTCAGCTCCTGCCCGAGGCCGGGGTACAGCTGGCGCGCCTTGGCGAGGCTGTCTTCCTTGTCCGCGCCGCCCAGGCCGTAGAGGCGTTTCCACACCGCTGGCTGCACGGCCTCGGAGCGGAAGCCCGCGATGTCGATGGCGGCCTGGATGACGCCGCGGGACATGACCAGGCTGTTCTGGCTCTGGAACGAGTTGAAGTGCGACTCGCCGTTGCCCATCGGCCTGGCGCGCACGTCCTCGAAGACGACCAGCGCGGTGTGGCCGGCGGGAACGAGCTCGTGCAGCAGGTCCAGCACGCCGCGGCCGGACAGGCGCATTGGCTGGAACTCGCGCTTCTTCCCGCGGAAGGTGGCCTCGCGCTTCGGTCCATCGGCCACGGCCTGCAGGTCCACCAGCTTCGGCGCGAGGCCTGGCCCGAGGCGGGCGGCGCAGCCGCTCAGCCCGATGTCGATTCCGATGATCACGCACATGCTGCTGCTCCTCTCATGGCGAAGACCGACGACATGGGCGCGGCCGTGGTGGTCCAGGTCTCGCCGCGGCGGACCTTGCTGATGGTGGTGATGTGGCAGTCGAAGGCGTGAGCGACGTCGTGCAGCACCTGCGTGCTCTCGCGCGCCCACTGCGCCAGCTCGTGCGTCAAGACGCATTCCCCGGACTTCATCCGCCCTTTGAAGCTGACCACGCTCCGGTGTGGTCCTCGCAGATGCCCCTTGGCGTGCAGCGCTGCGCCGTGCTCCACGCGGATGCCGGCGGCGCTGTGGCCGGGGCAACAGCAGCGCTCGTTTAAGCAGGTGCCCCAGACGCGCTCGTTGTCGGCGAGCGGCTTGCCGGACAGCTGCCACGCGAGGCGGCGCGCGGAGACGGCGCGGCGCTCGGCCGCGATCCACGCGACGGGGATGCAGCGCGCGTTCGACTTCTGCATCGCGCCGGTCCAGATCCAGCAGCCGGTGTCGGCGTCGATCCGGCAGCGACGCTTGAGTCCGGCGAGGTTGCGGATGCCGCCGCAGTCGGTTCCAGTTTTGACTCCCATGTCGTCGATCCTCAGTTGTCGAATCCGCCGGAGCCGGACGTGTAGCTGGGGCCGCGGTGAGCGGTCTCTTCCTCGTATGGGACGAAGCGCTGCCAGTAGCCCTGGAACTTCATTTGCCACTCGGTGTTGGGCTTGCCCTGCCGGTTCTTGGGCGTGTAGGCGCCAACGATCGTGTTGCCGCCGTCTTGGCGCATGGGCCAGAGCATCAGCACCACGTCGGCGTCCTGCTCGATTGCGCCCGAGTCGCGCAGGTCCGACAGCGTCGGCTTCGGCGTGGAGCGCTTCTCGACCTCCCGGCTGAGCTGGCTCAGCAGCAGGACCGTGATGCGGAACTCCTTGGCCATCTGCTTGAGCCCGCGCGTGATCTCCTCGATCTCGCTGTTGCGGTTCTCGCGGCGCGACACGGCCGCCTTGGAGCCAGCGCACAGCTGGATGTAGTCGATCGCGAGGACGCGCAGGCCACGGCGCACCAGCTGCGCCGCCTTGGCGCGGATGTCGTGGAGGGTCAGCGCGGGCTGGTCGTCCATGTGCATCGGCGCGTTGCCCAGCCGGTGCACGGCCTCGCTGAGCTTGCCCCACTCCGAGTCGCTCAGCTTGCCGGTGAGCAACGCGCTGTAGGCGATCCGGCCTTCGTTCGCGATGCACCGGTCGGCCAGTTCACCCTTCTCCATCTCCATGCTGAAGACGGCCGAGGTCTGATGCAACTCGATCGCGCAGTGCTTGGCGATCTGCAGGGCCGATGCGGTCTTGCCGACGCCTGGGCGCGCGGCGATGACGATCAGCTTGCCCTCGCGCAGGCCGCCGCCGAGAGCCTCGTCGAGCCCGGGGAGGCCAGTGGTGATGCCGGCTGCGGCCGTCCCTTCGTTCAGCGCGTTGATGTGGTCCATCCGCGCCATGACGATGCGGTCCATGCCCTCCACCTGGCTGCGTTGGCCGGTCTGCTGCAGGGCCAAGAGCTTTGTGACGCACGCGTCGACGATGTCGGTGGCTTGCCCGTCCTCCTGCGCGGCGGTGCGCACCTCGTCGGCGGTCTCCATGAGCGCGCGACGGATGGCCTTCTCCGCGACGATCTCGGCATAGCGCCGGATGTTGGCCGCCGAGGCCACGCAGTTGCTCAGCTGCGTCAGGTACGGCAGGCCGCCGACATCCTCGTCCTTGCCGGCGGAGCGCAGCCGCTCGAACACCGTCACGACATCGGCCGGCTTGCCGGCGTTCACGAGCATGCCGATCGTGGCGAAGATCTCGCGATGCGCCGAGGCGAAGAACGACCGGTCGTCGAGCAGGTCGGCCACGCGGTCCCACGCGTCGTTGCGCTGCAGCAGGGCGCCGAGGACGCTTTGCTCGGCGACCTGGGCCCATGGCAGTTCGGCGATGAGGTCGGGGGTCATGCCGGCACTCCCGCGGTCGCCTCATGGGCACGGCGGGCCTGCTGCCCGGCGGTCGTGAGGACGTAGTGCTGCCCGTCGATGGCCCAGAGCTTCAGCCATCCCTCGCGGCAGGCCTTGCGGAACACGGCGCGCCAGTCGGTGTAGCCCTTCTGCCGCTGCCCGCGGACCGGTGGCGACGTGTACCGGGCCTTGAACTCGATCCACGCCAGGTGCAGGAACTCGGCCGGGAGCCCGATGTCGTTGGCCCAGCCGAAGATCGGGTCGTCCTGCGGGATCGCCTTGCGCCCGGCTTCCGACTCCGCGACGAGCCACTCGGCGAGCGTCACCTCGGCGGTTTTTGACCTCTTCGGCTTTGCCGGTTGGGGAGGGGGTGGGCAAGCCCCTTCGGGCGCGCCCCCTCCTGCTCCTGCTCCTGCTCCTGCTCCTGCTCCTGGCTTCGAAGGGGCTTGGTATGCCCCTTCGCTACCACTCCGTCCATCACGTCGAACGGTCATGTGGAAGGCATCGGCGTATCGATCGAAGAAAGCGCCCAAGAAGGGGTTGTCGGGCAGCGCGTCGTACACCTTCTGAATGCCCTTGCAACGCTTGTCTCCAGAGGAGAGAGCCTCTGCAATCTGGTACTGCGCCATCTCGTAGACCCAGACCACTTCCGAGTCCTCGTCGTACCCGCAGAAGCCGCATTCGATGCAGTCCTGAAGCCCCTCCGAAGCCCCTTCCACACCGAGCCCAGTTTCGTGCGCGGCGTACAGCAGAGGCTGGGAATAGAGCCCGAGCATGTTGGAGTGGGGCGAACTCATCAGGTAGAGGGCCATGACAAGGGCCTTGGGGCCACGCTTGCGAAGGGCCTTCGCGGTTCGGCCGCCCTGCCAAAGCTTGGGGGCGACCTTCGCGTATTCGCGCTCCTGGCCCATCAGAACTGCTCCTTGGTGGTCAGCCCGCCGCGCCATGGGCACGACGAACGGTTGTGGTCGGTGGATCCGCAAAGCGCGCAGGCGCACGGAACGGCGTTTGCCGGTTTCCCCTCCAACGACGCGCGATCCGGCGCAGGGATAGCCCTGGCCGCCAGATCGGCAATCGCGCGAGAGAGGGGTACCGAGATGTGCTGCATGGCGGTTCACGGCTTGCTGGACCGCTCAGCGCGCAGGCGAGCGGTTTCCCGCTCGATCCAGCGCAGGGGCGCATCGCTTCCGGTGACGGTCATGAACAGCGCGATGCGCGCCGCCCACTGATTGCCGACGTGCCGCATGAAGCGGGAGAAGTAGCCCGGGCAGATGTCGACCTGCTGGGCAATCTCCTGATCGGTGAGGCCGCTCTCGCGCGCCGCCTCGGACAGCGCCTGGCTGAACGTGTGGTGGGCTTTCATGCCACGGCCCTTTCCGCCTGCAGCTCTTCCAGCACCGTCAGCCGCGCGCGGCCCACGATGAACTGGGTGATCGCGGTGTTGCCGCACAGATCCTCGAAGTCGTTGATGCGCTCCGGCGGCAGGTTGCGCCGCGTGCGCGCGTCGTCGTCGTTCAGGTAGTCGCTGACGTGCTGGCGGGTGAAGCCGTAGTCGCGGCCCAGGTCGGACACGCGCAGCCCCTTGGCGCGTCGCAGCGCCCAGCACAGGCGCACGGCGTCACGGTACGTGGCGGCGCTCCTCATGAGCGCCGGGGGGACGACGCTCGGACCATTGATGCGGCCGAGCAGCGGAAGTGGATGTTGCAAGGGTGCCTCCTTGAACGGGTTGCTTGAAGACGATGGCTGCACCAGTTGCTGAACCGGTCTGGCCCCGAAGAAAGTGAAGGTCCGACGAATCAGTCCTTCCAGTTGCGCCCGCCCCGCCACGCCACCGCAGACAGCGGAGGCACCCACCGAAGCGGCGGAGCAGCAGGAGGACGCAACTGGAAGGGCTGGAGATGACCAACGACGAATGGGCACGCGCCGCGGTGGCGCGCTGGTGGGCAGAGGCCGCGCGAGAGGCGGCCTTCGTACTGGAGCGCTGGAGCCTTGAGCTCCGCGGGGAGGCATGACCATGTCAGCCGCCCTGGGCCGCAGCTTCAGCCGGCGCGGCCTGCTCCCGCAGGACGTCCCACGCGACATCGGGGCGCAGTTCCTCGCAGCGCACGGCGCCGCCGGTGGCGCGCTCGATCGCGGGGCAGTACTCCGCCGGCACACGGCCACGCTTCTTCCACATGTGGGGGGCGCTGTCGCTGACGCCGATGGCGGACGCGAAAGCGGTGGGACCTTTCAGCTGGTCGATGGCTCGTTGGAGGGCTTCCATGGCAGTCATTTCGTTGCTCACGTTCGTGAGTATGCAGCACTCACCATCGTGGCGCAAGAACCTGCGCCAATCACAGCTGTGAGTAAATTTCCCGAACGACTGAAGGAAGCCCGTGAACGGGCTGATTTATCCCAGGCCGCCCTCGCGAAGAAGGCAGGCGTTTCCGCCGGGTCCATAGGTAACTGGGAGGCTGGAACGCGCCATTCCGCGCGCGGGCTACTGAAGCTGGCGGTAGCCCTCGGAGTCAGTCCCGAGTGGTTGGCCGGAGCGGAAGCCGAGCCGTCCGACCGCAGCGTGGCCAACTCCACCGAGATGAGCCTTGGAACGCTCGCTCTCGTCATGGCCCGAGCCATGACGAGCCTCAGCGAGGAAGAACGGGACCTCATCGCGCAGCAGGTCGCCCACCTGCTTCGCCGGGGTCCGGCCGAGCGCATCGCCGCGGCGATCGACGCGCTTGCTCCCGTGTCGGTGGTTATCCCACCGTTGGGGGATGGGGGTGGCAAAGACAGCGCTGGACATCTACAACCCGTAGTTCGCGCGGCCTACAGAGCCGAGGGGACAACGAAGGTTGGAGGAGGATCAGCATGGGACTCGACGCAACCAAGCTCGCCCGGGAGGGACGTGCACATTCCGATGGAGGAACCAGGCAGTCAGCCAATACACCGCGTGCCGGGTCGGCCGTCGGCGAGCAAGAGATCAGCGAAATGACGCGCCGCGAGCGACCATTCCGCCTTGTGCAGCTGAAGAAGCCCGTCTCGAACGACACGGTGCGCTGCCTGCGGGCGCTTCTGGCGGAGGCCGAGCGCGGCGAAATCCACGGCATCTGCTATGCGGTGATGAAGTCCGACCGCAACTTCACCTATAACCTCTGTGGTGAGGCTCACCGCAATCCGGCGTGGGCCGCCGGCATGGTTGCAACGCTCATGCACGGGACCATGAAGATCGTTTTTAAGGAGGATGGAGCATGAAGTTGCCCTCCGCTCTTCGTAGCCGCAAAGTGGTCCTTCTTGCATACCTCGCGGCAATCCACGGCGCGCTCGGGATCGCGCTGATCGGCCCCAGTGTTGCCCAGCACTTGACCGTTCCGACGATTCCAGAAGAGGAGTCGATCATCCCGCGCCTGCGCGAGGTTCACGCCCAGATGGACGCTTCGGTTCCCGCGGGCGCGGCTGTCTTCCTGGGCGACAGCATCACCATGGCGCTCGCCACGGCCGCTGTCGAGCCGCGTGCGGTCAACTACGGCATTGGCTGGCAGCGCAGCGACCAGCTTCTGGTGTCGATGAAGGGCTATGGGTCCTTGCAGCGAGCAGGCCGCGTCTTCGTGATGATCGGCACTAACGACCTGCTGCAGGGTCGAGAAGCTGGTATTGGCGAGCGGTATCGCGCCATCCTTTCGACAATCCCAGCCGGGATCCCGGTTGTGATGAGCAGCCCGCCGCCGATTGGCCCGATCACCTTCTACGGCGTGCACAAGGTTGAGGACGCTGCGGTCCGCCAGGCCGGTATCGAGGCCCGCGCCGCATGCGCAGCGGACCCCCGATGCCGATTCGTGGACACCTATTCGCTGCTAAAGGGCACCGAAGGCGCGTTGCTCCCGGACCAGATTCACCTGGCGCCACCCGGTTACACGCTGTGGATCCGGGCGCTCAAGGGTCTGTCCTGAAACGAGAAGCAGGTTCGCACCGCCATGCCCGCCGCGCGCGGGCATTTTTTCGGCCGAAACACTCACAAACGTGTTGACCACACCCACACATGTGAGTACATTCACTCCGTCGCCCACCGAACGCCTGACCGGCGCGAGGTGCACCACACGAACCGAACTGGGAGATCGAGATGAGCAGCAGCACCACCATCACCAACGGCAGCCGCGCGGTGGTAATCACCGTTCAAGGCGACTACGTCTGGGCGAACCTCTATGTCGGTGCTCGCAATGGCATCG